CCGTATCAAGATAAAACTGAGGGTTGAAGGTTTAACCCGACGTGAAGCAACAAAGAAAGCTGTTGCAGAAGCGACTGATAAAGGCATTACAGGGATTGTAACTAAAAATGGTGCGAATGTTCCAGTTGAAAAGTACATGGCCGGAACGATTCATTACCACCAGAGAAAAGCACATGTTGACGGATCGATTAACCGCATGATTGAGAACGACCAAGATTTGTTGTACGTCAACAGCGTCGGCATTACGTGTTCTTATTGTGCTCAATATCAAGGCAGGGTATACAGTATTAGCGGCAAGGATAAACGGTTCCCGGCATTGCAAGAACGCCCGCCGTATCATTCGCATTGCGTTCATAGTGCTTACCCTTGGAACATTGAATACCAAGACGCAGAAGACGTTGAGAGAATGTTGTCAGAATCAAACAGGCCATTTAAAGACAACCGAACCGAAACGAACATTAAGAAATATAACTCGATGCAACAAAAGAAGTCTCGACAGAACGAAACTCGAAAGCAATGGATCCGTTACAAGTCACGTATGCCGGATACACCAGACTTGAAGACGTTTGCGAGTAACAAGGCACGCAACAACAAGTCATTCAAGGACTTGATGGAAGATTATCGCAAGGTTGGGGCGAAGATTAAGGATGGTGAATGATATGGCAGAAGTCACGTGCGACAACGAACGATGCAATAAGAAGTTCGAAATAAAGCCACGCAAGAAAAAGCACACCGTGAGCATCATTGAAACTTATTTCTTATGCCCACATTGTAAAACTCGGTACAGTTCACACGTTACCGACCAAGACATTCGAAAGCGGCAAAGAGAAATACGGACATTGAACGCTGAACTTTTGGAAGTCGCGAAGGATTTAATTGCTGAAAAGATTGACGATGAACAATATAGTGCGATGCTGACCAATATTGATACGAAAAAGTATGAACTTAAAGTGTTGGTGGATGAGTTGAAGGCTAAGATAGCACCCAAATGAGGGTGTTTTTTTATTGCGTTGAAAGGGGTGAATATATGCTGCCAGAAAAAGTAACAGTTGCAGGTATCGAATACGAGATAAAAGAAGTTGACGGGTTATCAGACGAACACGGTCTAGGTGGTCAGATTCTTTACGAAAAAGGAATAATAAAAATCGATTCGGGAATGTGCCATGACAAAAAGGAACAGATACTTGTCCATGAACTCCTTCATTCCGTCTTCAATGAAGCTGGATTTGAAAATCACGAAGAGGACGTGGTTAACCGTTTAGCTATTGTGCTTTATCAAGTTTTGAAATCAAATAAACTCTACTTTGGAAATGCTGATACAGCAGAAAGGGCAGGGTGATCCGATATCTCGCTTTGCTACTGCGTTATGTGGCTATATATTAGCAATGAAGTTAAACTAAAATTGAGTGGTGGCGGAATAGGTAGACGCTAAATAAACTCGGCCCGAGTGCCAGGCGGAGTAGTTGTGTATCGGCACATGATAAAGGTGTACACAATATGTAAGGTGCAAATCCTTACCCACTATAGAAACCTGTCGTTTATACGGCGGGTTTTTTCTATTGCCCAAAACTACTCATGGCATTAAAAGGCGCAAGGAATCTATTGCCAAAACTGAGGCATAAAACAGGAGGAACTTATGAAACTATTAATCTATTTTTACTCAATCATTCAAGCAATGTTCACGTCAAATAAACAGGAAGTCATCATTGAAGAGGTGCCTAATCTTCCGATGCGCTTGGATATTCAGTTCTTTGGGGATCCACCTGCTGACCCGCCCGCTGATCCACCGGCAGAACCTTTTGCGACATTCCCAACACAAACAGCATTAGATGAACGTCTTAACCGTGCGAAGAGTGAAGGGCAAAAGGCGCTCGCTACTCAACTAGGGTTCGAGACTGTTGAAGAAATGCAGGAAGCGTTGAAACCGAAAGACTCACCAACTCCACCCGGCGACCCTGAACCACCTGTTGACGTTGCTAAATTGATTGAGGACAGTTTGAAAGAAGAACGCAACAAAACGTTTAAAAGATTAGTAAACTCCGAGGTAAAGTTAGTCGCGAACGAACTCGGGTTCGTTGATTATGAGGTTGCACTTGCTCTAGCGGATTTGGGTGAAGTGAAAGAAAACGAGAAGGGTGATATTGAAGGGGTTAAAGTGGCGCTTGAAGCACTTGCTACAGCGAAACCATACCTTGTCAAGTCGGCAAGCGGAACTAACTTCGGTTCTGTCATCAACCCAAAACCAAAGGACAACAAGGAGCACCTTGATAGTATCGCTAAACTAGCACAAAGCCGCGGAACTCATGCGCAAGTCGCAAACGATCCGTGGAAACGATAAGGAGGAATTTAATAATGAATTTACAACCACAAAAAACGTTCGAAGTTGTTGGAGAAGCAGAAATCCTTGCAAGTTATGAAGCGATTCGTGAAGTTGTCAATGGAATCACGATTGATTCATCCGCAGTTACGGCTGTTGATGGAAAGAAAGTCGTTCAGAAGGGTATGCCGATGGGCAAACTCGCAAGCGGTAAGTATGTACCTTATAACGCGGAAGGTGTAGACGGCAGCGAGAAACCTACAGTTATCTTGAAGCGTGAAATTGACGTTTCTGACGGTGACCACGTTGTCGGAGGGTACGAGATGGCGAAGGTTATTACTGAACGTATTCCAGTTACAGTAACGCCGGCACTTATTGCAGCTATGCCGTTAATCCAATTCGGATAAGTAAACAGAACAAACGAAGTCGCATATGGTGCGGCTTTTTATTATGGCCAAATTTGAAAGGATGATATGAATGCCAGAATTATTAAATCTAGAACAAGCATTAACGGGGCAAGAGTTACTTGTTTATTCCCGTAACTTACCAACGTCTCAAAACTATTTTGCAGATGCACTTTTCCCAGCACGTGAAACATCGGAGCTTACTGTAGATGTAATCCGAGAAGGTTCGAGTTTGCCTGTAATGGCTCAAATTGCCGAACTTGGAACACAGGTTGAGTATGGTAGCCGCGAAGGAGTGTCGGGTGATCGCGTATCGATTCCGAAAATCCAACGTGGACGAGCAATGGACGAGAAACTTGTTCGCTTATTGCTACAAACCGGACTACGTTCGAATGAGTTCGCTGAAATTCGCCGTACTCAATTTGATGATGCTTCTTATGCCGTTGATGGTATTCGGGCGCGTCGTGAATGGATCGCAATGCAAGCAATCGCCACAGGCGGAGTAACTTATGCAGAGGGTGGCGTTCAGCTAGACGTGAACTTTGGATTTACTGAAGACCAGAAGCCAATCCTTACTGGAACAGATTCATGGAGTAACATAGCAGACTCTACACCGCTTGATGACATTCAACTATGGAAAACTAAGGCGGCTGATAAGGGTATCCTGCTTACTCGTGCGATGACTTCGACTAAGATTATTTCGCTATTAAAGCAGAATGATAGTATTCGTAAAGCGTTTCACGGTGCGGCTACACCTTCAGCACCACAACTGAACGATGAACAGCTCAACACAGTGCTACAAGCGAACGGATTACCTTTACTAGTTGCTTATGACACGGTGGCGCGTACTGAAAACAAGACGCTAACAAATGGTCGTGTTACATTCTCGACTAATCGCATGATGCCAGAAGACCGTTTCATCTTACTTCCAGACGGAGCGCTTGGAGATTACTTGTGGGCACAAACGACTGAAGAGATGATGAACGAAATCGAAGCGGATGAAACGGCTGAATCGGGAATCTTTGTATTCCGCAAGATTAACGAGCATCCGATCCGCGTGGAAACTATTGGTGTAAACCTTTCGTTCCCAGTTATCGGACAACCGGATTCAATCGTGACTGCAACAGTTCTATAATCAAAGGCGGTCTTCGTGACCGTCTTATTTCATATACGAAAGGATGATAAACAATGGATGTAATTACAAAAGCGTATATAAAGCAAGGCGGTAACTGGTACAAGCAAGGTGAAGAAATCAAAGGGATCGAAGAAGATGCTGGTAATAATTTAATTTCTCGTAGTCTAGCATACGAAACCGAAGCTTCTGTAAAGGCCAGCATCGAAGCGGAAAAGGCTGCACGTAAAGCCGCAGGAGATGAATTGAAAAAAGAAGCCGATGATAAAGCGAAAGCAGATGCAACAGCGAAGAAAAAAGCTGATGAAGAAGCGGCCAAGGCAAGCAAACAGGCAGACAAAAAAGGAAAGTAGGTGTTAGGTATGCCTACAGTTGAATCGGTCGGTGAATGGATTGCTTTGAATGTCCTAGACTCGCAAGCCTGGGATGACTTCGATAAGAAAGATTTGGCGGTTGTGCAAGCGTCACGAAACCTCATTCGGTGGTATCCAGATGTGACGTTTACAGATGAACACATCTCTTTTCAGGCCATATGGGAGCTGCAAGGATTAGATCCGGCACTTAAATACCAGAAACAAGGCGTTAAAGCCGTTACAGATAGCGGCGAGCGTATTGATTACGTATCACGTAGCAAAGTAGCGCCTGATGTACGCGATTTGCTAGGACCTCCGATTGACGAAGTTGAAGAATCAGAAGAAGATGCACAGCCGCAGTTTGGAGGGTTCTTGCTATGAGTCTTTTTGGTTATCCGGCGGACATAATTCACAGGCAATCCTTAGTGGACGAATGGGGAAGACCTAGCGGATTCGGTGAAGACGTCGAACTAAAGGCCAAAGTTGTTGAAGAACAAAAGCTTATAAAAAACGCAAAAGGCGAAGAAGTTCAGTCGGTTATCGAAATCCATTTAGAAGGCGCCCACCTAATAAAGTTTAGCGACATGTTTATCTATCTTAATCAACGTTTTTACGAGTCATTCAAGCACGATACGCGATTTGATCCGCATTATGACGATGCAGAAGCTTTGAGCATTCGACCGTTGCACATTGAACTGAAAAAGCAACTAGGAACGGACGACGTGAAAAAGGTGATTGTGTATGGCTAGTGGTTATGGATTCGAACTTGACGGATTAGAGGAAATGAAAGAGATGTTGACTGAAGTCGAAAGAGAGTTCTTTCGGAATCTCGATACAGTGCTTACTCGTCTTGCTGAGAAAGTTGTGCAGGACGCTCGTAGACTTGCGCCGATAGAATCCGGTGACTTAGAAGCGGCGCTTGATAAAGACGCGGTTAAAACGTCACTAGCGAACACGTACATTGAGTTCGGCGTTACTGTTAGCCCGGAGGTCGCACCGTATGCATGGGCGCAACATGAAGGGTTTCGAAGAACAAAGTCGGGTGCAGTGGTCATGTTTTCACCTGGTCCCATAACAAGCAGTAAAGGTTCTCATAAGGGGTTTATGCCAGGCAAGAAGTTTTTGCAGAACGCAATCACGATCAATGAAGACTTGGTATTAGGCAAGTTAGCAGAAGCCTTGAAATTCGGGGGTGGAATATTATGACGAGTAGCGAATTTATTTCGTACTTGGTATCACTCGGATTCAATGTATTCCCCGACCCCGACCATATGCCGAACATTCCAGAGAGCCAATTACCGGCTCTTTTTGTTTTTGGTACAGGTGGGCTAGGAACTGATCCTGATCTACCGATACAGTATCCGTCGTTTCAGGTGTTGGCCAAAGGCAGAAACTACAAGTCAGACTATACGCAGATGGCGAAAACAGAAGCAATCGCAAAGAGCTTGATTAATGCACTCGACCAAAAAACAGGCT